GGATGTGCTACCAGCAATGGTTGTTTGTCCATTGAATGTTACTCCGTTCTGGAAGGTAGTAGTTGCATTAACTACAAAAGCATCTCCAGCAGCAGTACCAATTGTTGCACCATCATCAACCTTAAGATCTTTAGTCCATGTAGTTGCTGCAACTCCGATACCACCAGCAAATGTTGTACTTGCTGTTGATACGTTAGAAGCATCAGTAGTATCAGCAACATTTAATGTGACACCTGTAGCAAAGTTCCAGTCTGCACCTTCTACCTGAATTTTATCTGAGGTAGTCTCGTCATAGTATATGGAAGCATCCTTTGTATTACCGAAGTGAAGCTTCATATCATCAGCGATACGCAAGTCGGGGGTACCTGCTACACGCTTGATGTCTACAACAGCATCAGAATCGTTAAATACGAATTCTACATCACCTGTAGTACCAAATTCTAGTTCCTGACCATCTTCAATTACCAGTTTACCTGTGCCATTTGCACGGAAGATAAGGTCAGCATCTGTTGTGGAGGTTGTAATGACGTTAGCATTTAAGTTAATGTCATCAACATTCCAGTTATCAATCTTCGAGTTACTATCAACTAGTACAGATGAACTAGCTGTTAGAGTTCCAGCGACATGATCAAGCATGTCAGTGAAGTATCTACCACCAACTACTTGTGCAGCACCGTTATTATCTCCAGCAAATAGTCTGTCTCCAGCATTTGCTTGGGTACCGTTTGCACCTGTAGTAAGTGCTAATTCACCATATGTAATGGTGCCTGGTGCGGTTGAACCAGTACTCCTTTTAATGAGTATATTTGATGCCATCAGAAGCTACCCCCGTTGATAGTGATGTTATTAAGAACGTTTGTTGGAACAAATTTTGTATTGGCTTGGTCGTAAACCAGAACTGCACCATCTGCAATTCCACCTTGTGAAGTGTCTGTGAGATCGACATCAGACATACCACCAATAGTACCACCGCCACCACCTGTGGCTACTCTGGTTACTCTTGGTACTGATTGATCTCCAAATCTGAGTCTTGCCATTAGACAGTTACCCCCTCAAGTACGCTTACTGAACCTTCCAAAACTCTGGACTTAGTGCCAGAGGCAGAAGTAATAACGACATCATATACGTAACGACCTGACTTCATTGCAGCCGTTTGTCCATTCGTTAGAGATAGTTGAATCTGTCCAGCAGTAGCAGGAGATAAAATTGCTGCTGTTACTGTGGTAGAAGTACTACTTGTGTAATGCTTCTTAATTTTACATGCTACTGTATATCCTACAAGACTAAAAGCAGTTCCATTATCATTCTCGACAGTAAAGTCGATTATGAAATCAGAACCTTGATAAATTAGCAGGTTGGATACAGCAGAAGCCATTCTCTAAAAGAATCCTAATTATTATTTAGCTTAAATCTATTTATCTGCTTTCTGGACCAAGTTCTTCACCAGATCCTTTAATTCATCTACCTCATCTCTTAAGGTAGCAAGATCTCTATCCTTTCTTCTAGATGCATCTCTGGCTGTTTTATATGCCAAATACCCACTATCATCAGTATTTAAAATCGCATTAGACTGCGAATCCCTGCCGAGGGTTTTGTGGCCTTCAACAGGGATTAGTTCACGTTCTTCCATTATTTACGCAAGAGCAATTGCTCTGAAATCTCTAACTCTAGGTATGTATGGTTGCTCGTAAGCAAGAAGACTGATCTTCACTTGGAAACCATCAAACTCAGCAGCATCATCTACAGTGTACTCATAATCAGTAAATGTTGTCAAATCATTCTGTGGAATTAATGCTCCGCTGTCTGGTATACCTGTGGTATTGAAGAATTGGAAGTCAAGATCATCAATACTACCTGAATAACCAACAGGTATCAATTTATACATAACTCTAATCTCAGATTGTGTCCAAGTATTAGCAGCAAGCATAACCTTAAGTCCACTAGCACTCTTATCCATTCTTGCTGCCTTAGTAATGTAGTTAGCAGCACATTCCCCACCAATAGCTGAAGTAGGTTCGATGTTATTAATAATATTCGCCGATGTTAAGGTAGCGATAGCAGTTATATCGACTACTGGAGATAGATGTGTTACCTCTGTCTCAAGATCCAATTCCATAGTAAAGGACTTAACATTGCTCATCCTATTAACTTCATTAAGTTGATTAGCAATAACCTTAGTTGCAGGGAAGTAATTCTCATCATTGATTGTTACATCTGACCATGCAGTATCTTTAACGAATGAAGTCTCTAGTCCAGCATTAGATCCATCGGAATCAGGACCACATGAGGTAGCTTGAGTACCTTTAACTCTACTAATAATGCTACACTGTGGTTGTGTTTGATTATTAACTAATGGTGTTATAACATCCCATGCAACATTCTGAGAGGCACTCATTGATGTACCACCACCAGCCATGGTTGTTAATGCTTTCTTACCAGTAATTTTTACTTTATAACTATGTGGACTATTAAGTGTCACAATAGATGTATGAGTCTTGTTGATATCTGTCAATGGGATACCATTAAGATTGTAACATTGTACAATTGCACCAGCTGCATGTGCTTTACCAGTTGCAGATCCACCAGAACCAGTATGATTCCTAGGTGAAGTTGTAATAAACTGTACTGTATTAGTACTAATTGCTTTGTATGCAATAATTTCATCACCACTACCATCTGCTTCAGCACCTAAGATCCTAATAAATCCTGGATACGTATCACTTACTGCATTACCACTTGGGTTTCCAGAAGTTCCATACATTGTAGTGTGGAACAATGATGCATCTGTTAATGTTGCTGAAGTTCCAGAAGCAGTAATTTGAGATGCAAGAGTTGTCTCTGGTACCTCAGAAACTACTCCATTCAGTTCTAGATAGTTCAGAGTTGATTGCATACCATGGTTACCATGGAATACTCGGATCTCATCATCCTGTGCAGTAAACTGTAATGCATTAGGTAGAAGACCTAAGTAACCACCATTAGCTTCACCAAGTTGAGCGTTCTCTAGTACAAGTTTACTATTGGCTGCTGTAGATGGTTTTGTAAATTCTGCTCTATAGATCTTGAACATCAAGTCTTCATATTGAGAAGGTGTCCAAGTAGATGCGTTCTGTGACTTGAATAGTACACCGATATATGGCTGTTCAGATATCTTCTCACCAGCATGTGCAGCATCAATAGCATCCTTACCAAGGATAGAGATGAATACCTTATACTGATTGGAATCTGAAGTCAATACAACAGCATGTTCTTTTCTGAATGGAAGATATACTGGAGATTCAAATGTGAATGTAGTAGGTTTAGAAGCATCTGTAGATGTGAATACATCAGCAGGTTTCTTAATTACTTTGGAGAATGGTACAATAATCTGAGTTGGATTACCATTAACCACTGTTCTAACATCAAGTGATACTGGGATCTCATCATCTTTAGTGTTAAAGAATATATCAATCTTAGTTAAGAATACACCTCCTTCAAGTGCAGCATCCTCAATCAAGAATGTTTGTGCAAGTGGGTCACAGTGTCTAGTCTCTGAACTACTTGTACTACTTGTACTAGTTAAAGTTCTAGCATCACTCATCTCTTCTGTAGTTACCTTAGCGTTCCTTACAGAAACAACATCTTCTTGAGTAGTCTGATGAATACCTGATGATGAGAATTCTGCTTCAGCATTAGAATCTGAGAACCCAATTACTTTACTATCAGTTGGATCATCAGTAATTCTGAATAGTTTAGTACCAGTCTTAAATGTAAGATTACCTGATTTATTAGGAGCATCTATAAAGAATGAAGCACTAAAGCTACCTGACTTATCACTAACTAAATCCTTATTTGATACTTTAGCAACAGCACCTGAAGTCTCTCCTATAATATAATCATTGATTTTAGGAGATCCATAGTAACTACCCTTTGCTTGATCTGCAAGAGCATGAGTATCAATATTAATAAATGCTAAGTTAGAAGTATAATCAGAAGTAGAACTGATATCTGTACCGTCTAATGGGTTAATAGTATACTGTTCATTTGGTGCAGAAACTCTAGCTTTAAATCTAAATGCATTCTGACCCTTCTGAGTACTAGCATTTCCTTTCTTAACATAGACAGTTTCACCGATTTGGAAAGGAATACTGTTTGTTGTAGAATCAGTATTAGGATCTTTCACAAGTCCCATTATCTTAGGTGTAATTAGTTTCTTAGGAAGTGCAATTCCATCAAAGAACGCAAAGAACTTAGTTCTTGGTTTTAGTTTTTGACAAGCAAATTCAATATTTCTAGAACGCATGAACTGAACATGATCAACTGATACAACCTTGTCTCCAAGAGATGTAGTCTCCAGCACTGGAGTTATCTTATATCTAATACCACTTCTAGTTTGATTAGTAGTCTTAGTAGTTGTAGTAGTTGTAGTTCTGGTCTGCTTCTTCTTAGCACTATGCCTCCAAGCACCAACTTTCGTACTTATACTTGTACCTGTCCAAGTGGTTTTCCATGAATTCCATTGAATAGGAGTATATCCATTCTGGTCAGCATTATATTGTCTAATAGTTGTTAAGAAATTACCTTCAACAATAGTTTCCTTAACTCCTGGTAATTTAGTAGTATCTACCCAATTATCTTTCTCTGGATATAATGAAATATCTCCAACATATGTGAATACGTTGAATGGGTTTACATTCTCAACTCCAGATGCAAATGGTTGATCAAGTAAAACAGTATCATCATATGGTAATGTTACTAGATCACCAGTTGTTCTTACATTGGTAGATGATGTTGAATAAACAAGAGGTAAAGTAGTTGTATAGTGAGAAGGTCTTAACTGTCCTTCTTCAAAGTCAAGTGATACCCTATAATCTGGATGTAATGTGTCACTTGTAGAAAGACTTGAGAAATTATCTACGATAAATCCATTCTTAAATCTACTAAGACCACTAGTATCTCTAATCTCCATACTTGCAGTTTCACCTTCAAGCAATGAAAGTTGAGTGTAATATTCTAGGGTCTTGATTCTATCTTCAAGTACCTGAATATCTTTGAAAGTATATCTCTTATAATTTGTTTCTTTAATATCAATATCTTTATCAACATCAAAGACATACGCTTTATATGTCAATGTTGCCAATAACATTGCGTCTTCAACATCCTCTGGTTCAACTGGATTAGATCCAGGTGCTCCTTTTATAACCTGAACAACATTATCTTTGTTCATAAAGACTTTATCAACCCTTGGAAGATAATATTGTAAACTTAGAATAGTAGTATCTCCTATTCCAGGAACTCCAATTACATTACCAGTGAAGGCTCTTGATTCATAATCAAAGAATTCTGTTCCATTCAGTGTCCATGGAGAAGCAACAGAACCAGAACCAGCAAGCTTCTCAGCAACTTGTGGTCTGAAATCTATAGTATCTCTCAATGGTTGCTCATCATAAGTTGGAATTATCTTATAATCAGTATCAGCATATGAATCTACTGTATATGGATTGACACCAGCAGTAGTTAAGAAACGGTCAAATATAACTAAGCACTGATGTGTAGGTGCAGCATAATTTGCCTTTCTAACAAGACTTGAATAATCATAGAACTGATCTCTCTGACCATTATCTAAATCAAAACTATCAGTTATATCTTTTGCCCCAGTAACTATCTGCCCTGTGACAATTTTGAAAGTGGCAGAAGGTGCTGTTATAGTCTCTGCATCTGTAAATTTATCGTCATCTACTGGAATAAAGTATACTTTATTGTTTGTACTGTCGTATGAAACGACTCTTCCCCTAGAACCAGAGTCATCACCTGTGATAACATCATCTACAGCTATAGTTCCAACTAAGTTGGTAAACTGTAGGTTGGGTACCATCTCATTGAGAGTAGCTGTTGCATTTGTAGATTCATAGATTGCTTTAATCTTGAATACATCACTACATCCTAAAGATATCCTAGCATCATCTACTCTATATCCATATCCATCATTCTCAGCATTCTCTTGAGTTAATCCATTAACACCTGCAACTACACTCTTATTGAGTTTCAGGATCTTCATCCTTTCAGTCGTCTTAGCTTTAGCAGATCTATCAGAAGCATATACTGTAGCAATTACATCAATAGTTTGTCCATTAGTAAGACCAGTTACTGTGACAGTCTGTACATTAGCTGATGTACCACTAAATCCAGGTGCTTGGAAGATATCACCTTCATTAGTACCACCAGTAACAGACATAATGAAGTCATCATTATCTGCAGCATTCTTAAATACAAGTCCAGCACCAGCATTAAATGCATGGGTTGTTCCTGATACTGTACCACTAATAGTCTTTCTAAAGTATCCAGCTGGATTAACAGTATTATCCTTATTAGTATTCTTTACTGCTTCAAACCCAAGCGGAGTAATAAGCTTATTCTTTTGTGCTTCCTTAATCTCAGCACGAGATCTAATTATAGAACTAGTAATAGATCCTGTAGCCATTGCAGCTGCACCAGCACCACCAGCCTTAATAACATCCATTACATAGGCACTAGTAATACTAGTAACCTTAACCTTCTGTGCAACACTATTGTTGGAGAATTCAATGATGTCTCCTACTTTTAGTTGACTTTGGAAATTGGAAAGTTGTGCTGTAATTGTAGCAGTCTGTGTAGCACCACTACTTCCAAGGTTTGAAATGATAGGAGCAGATCCAGGAAGTGCAACTCTTACATCTAATTGTGCATCAGCACAACCATTAGTACCATACTTATAAGATTTTACATCACGGAAATCGTAAGTTGTGACAGCAGCAGCATTATTATCTAACTGTCCTAATTGAGTTCCACTATTTGCTTTGTTTAGGTCTAAATACTCATTCTGAGTAAAAGTACCTACTACATCAATAAGATATCCTACCTGAGCTGCAGAACCACCATTAGCATCAACTGCTACGTATCCAGTAGCACCAGAAGTTCTACCTACAACGAAATCACCAATATGCCAATTTACACCACCCTGACAATCCAATCTAGTGTAGAATTTTGTATCTAATACATTAGATCTATAGACTGTAGTAGCACTATTAACAGTACCTGATTCATAAGCAGCATTAAGTACTCTAGTCTTACCAATAGTATTACCAGCAGGAGTACCTGCTGTAGTTATTATTTCATCTCTAAGTTCAATACTTTCATATATTTGTGGCAATTCAAAAGTATTAGTGAAGAAAACATAGTTACCAATATCAGTTGTAATAGACTGATTATCAGCACCTGTAAATGTTCTTGGCTTATCTACATCCTTATATGTTGTAGATAATCTCTCTGTTCTATAACCAGAAACATATGCAGATCCACCAGATAATTGGACAGCTATATTAGCTTCAGTTGGGGTATTACCATCTCCTGTAGTAACATTTGCTGCATATACACCATTATTGAAACCATCATCAAGGTTTTCTCTTGCATCTATATCAAACTTCTTAACATAATAGTTTCCAGATTCTTCTTTAGTTCTTGTTGCAAGAACATCATTAATAAATCCTAAATCACTACGTTCTACTTTCTTTTGAATCTTACCAGTATTGGTTCTAAGAAGTTCAATAAAGTCAGCAGAGTTAGGATCTGTTAATGCTTTCTTTACGAGTGTTAGATTGACTTTAAATCTATCTGCACCTGGTGCTGAGAAGTTTGTGCTACCTATAGCATTATCATAGAGGGAAGCATCCTCATCAGCAGTTATAATTTTCTCTTCTACTTTTAAACCTACTTTATATGATGGATCAGTACCATACTGGTCCAAAATAAGTGTTTGTTCATTTACAGGAACAAAATATCCTCTAACATAGTAAACACCTGTACCAACATTAGCAGTAGAACCCTTAGAGTTTGCACCAGAATTTAACAGCTGTGCAAGAGGAGTTCCAGATGAAATGGTTGTAGACGCATATGTTATATCACTCTCACAAGTAAGAGTCTCGCCATCTGTAAATGTACTTGTAGTATTATCGTTTGCTTTTTGTAAATAATTTATATAAAAGGTTATCTGATTTTTAGTAGAGGTAGCAGCACTAATTGAGAATAGGACACGACCACGAACACCAGAGGTAGATCCCTTAACAACTAATCCATCAAGAGAAGCACGATATAGTTCTACATCTAAATTTAGATAAGCGTTATTGATTACAACACATGCAACATCATTATTCAGAGTAATACCACCAGGAATTACTTGAGCACCTTCTTTGTAAACACCTTGACCGAAAGAATCGATCTGGTTTTGCATTAAACTCTGGAGAGTTGTTAGCTCCCTTGCCTGTACAGGATATCCAGGTTTAAATAGGACTTTTAAAAAGCCCTTACTCGAATCAAAGTCGTCGTAGTAAGGAGCAATATTCAGGTTCGTGTTCTGTGCCATTTAGAATTCTATGACTACTTTGATTTCTTCATTTTGATCAGCCGATCTTGTAATCGGATTTCTATTGTCTATGTAGAGCATTTCACCAGATCCAAGTTCAACTTCTTGGTTGGCATACCCAGTCACAAATGATAAACCCAATTCGTAAACAGAAACACCAATGGTGATCTGAGTAAGTGGAACAGAAGAAGTTCCAAATGTTGCATCAGGAGTTGCTGTATAAGCATTTTGTGATGATGTAATCTGATTTGCACCAGAGAATGCAATTACGTTCCCATTAACAGTACCATCAACTGAGTCTTGATAATACTTCAATACCTTTGTTGTAGAATTATATGAAACCACAAATCCCTTAGCATTCGTAGATGCTTGTGTGATTGTTTCACCAGGTGCGAAGTTTCCACTAGGTGAACCAGTACCAGCCTGGGGGAAGATCATTGCTTTAACAGCAGATCTAGTATTTTGACTACAAACAGTTGAGGTATTGTAATCAAATGGGTTTAATACAAGTCCAACTCGTCTATATGTCAAATCATTAGGGAAATCGATAAACGCACTAGTAGTTTCTAACTTACTAGTAAACATTAAACGATATGCACCTAGTTCTCTAACAACATTCTTTCCATGACCACCAGCAGGAGGAATTATAACATCAAGAGATGCATTTGCTCCATTTCCAACATTAGGAATTAAAGCAACGTCAATTGTTCCAAAAGTATATCCAGAACCAGCAGTAGTAATAGTAACAGATTCAACTGAACCAGAAGTTATCTTTACAGTGCACTTTGCTTGAGTTCCACCATTGATTTCCCAATCACCACGGATAGGAATATCAGTATACTCTTTATTGTTATAACCAGTTCCAGCATTCTCAACAACTACACTATCAACAGCACCATCTCCAGCGGCAGCTTGGACTAAGGTGTTTGTTAATACAGGAATAAATTCCGAAGTAACGAACTTAAGAATGTTATCAGCGTCGATGGTGTACATATACTTCCAACGATAGGAGTATACACCAGGACTATCACCAGTTTCAATAACTGTTGTTGATGTACCAGTTGGTTCTACCAATGAGGGTCTTCCTCTAGGGTAGACTGGATCCTGACCATTGTACAAGCACTTGTACACATTGAAGTCAGAGTTCATTACATAAAAATTACTGTCATAGAGCCTAGTAGCTCCATTAGCAGTAGTTTTAGAAGGACTGTAATCTGGTTTGTACATAGAGTATGTACGTCCTACTCCACCTGTTGTTTGAGTGGGGTCAACCCAATCAACTCTTGGTACCACTAAAGCAGTATCCGAGATATCTACACGCTTAAAGGCAACGGAATCAGCGTATGATCCTGTTTGATACTCAAAACTATCGATAGGTTCACCTGCAGGTGGTACATCTGTACTACCCCAAGTCTTCGCCCTACCGACGAACATAAACACCTTATTCTGGGTCAACAAAGTATCCCTGAAGCTTTCTGCGGCGTAAATTCTAAATTTGTCAGTAACTAATGCCATGCCATTGAGCTTTTGTTGTTATTTATAATGATCTCAGACGAACTTGTGGGAGCAATGAGACGTTTCCGCTTGCACTGCGCGAGAATGGATATTCAACTGTAAATGTATTTGAAGCTGTAACGGTAACTTTATAAGAACCATCGAATCCATCACCACTAGTATGATCTAAGTATATGCTCATACCTGTAATTAGGTTATGAGTTCCAGAGGTAGTAACTGTACATACAGTTCCTGAAGAACTATATGTTCCTGTCTGTATAGTTATAGCAGAAGCTGTAGTTCCACCATATCCTCTACCACCTGTTGCAACTGTAAGAGTGTTAGCAACCGTGTTCTTTGCACCATATAGAATTCTCTCTACAGTCCAAAGAGTACCATTCCAATAAGGAATTAAGATTTGACCTTCATCAGGGAAACCTATATTCTGACTTACATCAAAGTATATATTCTTACAAGTTATAGTTGTATCTACAGCAGAGATACTAGAAGCCAAATATGTTGTTCCAAGTGCAACAGTGTTAGAAACAATTCTGTTTCTTGACTTTCTCTCCAGATGTACAGGATGTACAGCAAATACAGTTGGAGCTGTTATATAACCAGAACCACCTTTTAAGTTAACTATAGAGAGAACTTTACCACTTCCTGATTCAATGGTTGTTTCTGCCATAGCACCCGTTCCACTACCACCTTGGAAGTAGAGTATTGGTGGAACTTCATAATTACTACCAGCATTTAGTATACTAACTGTATCAACTTTTCCATTGCTAATTGTACAATCAAAGGTGGCTACAGTTGGTCTTAATCCAGTAAACTCATAAGTATCAATTGAAGTTGCACTTGAGACTGTTGCTAATAAACGATCTTGACCTTCACTTTCAACCATAACCCTATCGTTAGGATCAATGGAATTGAAAGTATTAGAAGTAAATACGTCTTCAGCAGATCCAGTGTAGATGTATAGACTACATGTAGATCCTGCTCTTGGAGCTTCAAAGAATTCAATAATTGAACCATTTAACTGATATGCAACTCCAGGTTCTTGGAATACACCGTTCAGGAAGATCATTATATTATTAGAAGGTTCAACAGCAGTATTATCACTCTGTAAAGAGAATGGTTCATTCTGCAACTTCATAGTGAATGTCTTTTTAGAATTATCAAAATAAGGAGCAAGTGTATCAAGTAATTGTAATTTACCAAAGTAGAAACCATAGAAGTCCATTCCACTAGTAGGTGCTTCAGTAAAGGTTATTGTACTTCCAGTATATGTGTATGCTTCCGTACTACCCTTAACCTGTAGAATACTATTCAAGAATATTAGGAAGTTGTCAGATGCAGGTAATGCATAATTACTACCAGCAACTTTAGCACTGAATATCTTATCAGTTCCATCAAATGCTACAGTACCAACTTCAACTTGGAATTCTGGTGATTCTGAAGGAGTTCTAGTAATTCCAGTCAAATTACCTGCGCCACCTGAAGTAGTTCCAACCGCTTGAGTAACAATCGCAGTTAAAGTAGTAATTGCAGATGCAACATCAGTACAATCAGCTGTTGTATATGTTGTATCCCCACTATCATTAGTAATAGTCAAATCTTTATATTGTGCACCCTCAGTGTAAGAGTTAGTTGAAACTGTGATATTACGCATTACCTCACGAGCAATATCTCTAGCATGATTGAATACTAATACAGTTTGATCTTCTTCACCTTGTAGATGTACTGTACCAACATAGTATGCCGCTGCATCATAGGTAGCATCATTACCACCAAACTCAACGTTATCGGCAATAGCCTCAGTTATTAACTTAGTATCACGAATACACTTGAAGAAATTAGGAACAATGAATGTGCTATTAGTAGCCATCATTCTTCCATAAGCAGTAGTTGCAATAAAGTCCAAGTTATCACGTATCAATCTACCAGCATCAGCAAGTTTGTCATACTTATATCCACCAGATTGCACAAGAGACCTTGTGACACTATTTGCACTGGCACTTACGAACTGATGTGCAAAACCAGTCTTAACAGACCCAGGTTTAGCATTAACGAACGTATGTGTATGATTACCACCAGACCTAATAGCATTACTAGTTGCTTGGATAAAGGTATGAGTATAATTACCACCTGCTATGATGGCTGTAGCACCTGCTGATACAAAACTATGAGCATACTGATGAGTAATAGCAGAATCTCTATTGTTAGTATTAATCGTGATAACGCCAGTTTGCTTCTTGATGGCAGCGCGAGTAATAGAGTTACTAACTGCGGAGATAAACGTATGAGCTGTCGTATTAGTTGACGGTACACTGTTTAGAACCTGTATATCGAAAGTGTTAGTTGTGACATTGTATACCTTAACCCATTGACCGCTAATTGGGTCTGTGGAACGAGGATAGTTATGATATGAAGTATGGAAATCTTCATTACATGTGAATCTAAAGGCATCATCATCAATCTTAATTTCGTCACCAGCAACAAATCCATGATTATTAATAGTTATAGTGAATACACCTGTAAGAGGATCATAAGCAGCATCAATAGGTGTTAACTTACCTTCTGGTACAAATGTATGGGTATGTTGTCCATTAGGTCCAGCAGCACCAACATTAATATCAAACGTATCAGTTGTAACATTTGATACAAGCATCCATTCATCATAATTAGGATCTTCTAAGGATGGATAACTCTTAACTAATGTATTACTATCCTTATTACATGTAAACTTCAATGCACCTTGATTGACTTTAACATAATCACCATTAGCGAAACCATGTCCAGCAACAGTTGCTGTTAGTACACCTGTACTAGGTACATATACTGCATTAGTTACAGCATGAGATGCATATCCAACACTCTTAATAGGAATTGGTCTATCATATGCCCAGTCTTTCTTTTTCTTCATGCTGTTTGATACAGCAGACTGGAATGAATGAGCAGTTACGTTAGTAGAAGGAATAGAATCTAATACCTGAACCTTAAAGGTTGTACTATTAGCATCCCATATAGTTAACCATCTACCACTAGCAGGGTCAGATGGTCTAGGATAAGCATGTGTGCCTCCACCATGAGTACAAGTGAATACTAAAGCACTATCATCAAACTTAACTTGATCACCGTTTACAAAGGCACCTGCACCACCACCATGAGTGATTGTAATGACACCTGTACCAGTATCGTAGTCAGCATCTGTTGGAGTATATGAAGTAGTAGTAGTCCTAGGATAAGATTGGTTACTAACACCACCATTATCACAACTCATTACGATACTACTATCTGTTAACTTAATAGTATCCCCTTTCTTCTGAACACAATTGTCAGCAGCAGAAACAAATGTATGTGCTTGACCCGTTGCACCTGTAGCAACGTTAAAATTCAGTTGTATTGTATCATTTGTTACAGCAAGTACTTGTAACCATGATCTATAAGCAGGATCTGTTACTCTTGGATAACTATGATTTCCAGCACCAGCAGTACATGTGAATGTTAATGATTCTTTGGCAATCTGAACAAAATCACCCTTATGAAGAGTATGTCCTTTAATTGTCAAATCTGCTACACCTGTTGCAGGATTATAAGCAACATCAGTTGGAGTGAATGTATCATATCCACGGAATTTGTGTCCACCAATAGTTAAATCAAGATCTCCATTAGCAAGGTTGAGAGCAGCACCTGTTGGTTGATAATTTACAGTAGGTGATGGACCAACATTAACTGTTATTGTAGTTGCACTTGTAGCAGTAATATATTGATTAGTCTTAGCAGCTGGATCTGTTGCTCTTGGATAGTTATGAATACTAGCACCAAGAGAAGATAAATCTCCACTGGCAAGAGTACCATCATTCTCCATATGACATCTAAACATCAAGGAGTTAACATCAATGTTAATACTATTTCCAACCTCAAGACTATGAGATCCAATAGTTAATTGAAGGTCTCCAGTTGTTGCAGTATAGGTAGCTGCCGTTGGAGTAAATGCAACTTCAGGTGATGCACCAACATCAACGGTAAATGTGTCTGAAGTAACGGACTCGACTCCAAGTACTGCCTTAGAAGATCTATCACCTGCAGCTGGATATGAATGCCTAGAGAAGTCATCATCCATTGAGCATGTGAACGTCAATGCGTCATCATCAATACTAACAAAGCTAGTTGCATAAAGAATACCATCTGTCATTCCAGATACCCATGTATGGGTAGTAGTATTAGTGCAAGGAGTATCATTCAAACATTGAATATCAAATGTATCTGTAGTTACTGCCCTAATTGTAATCCACTTACCGCTAATTGGGTCTGTGGAACGTGGGTAAGCACCATTACCGCCACTACCGTGAGTACAACTCATGGTTATAGCACCATCCTTAAGTTTTACCTTATCTCCTGCTTTGAATCCATGATCAGTAACAGTTATTGTAACAATACCAGTGGTTGTATTGAATGATGCACCAGTTGCAGTATGTGATGTAGCAGCAGTCAATCCGTGGTTCTCCACAGTCATTGACAAAGCACCTGTAGTTGCTGTAAATGCAGCTGTAGTCGGTGTCATTGCCTTCTCTACTGCCTGTCCGATATTAACTTTGAAATTATTTGTAGATACTTCAAATACATTGAGCCAGTTACCTGCAGCAGGATCAGTAGATCTTGGATATGTGTGATTTGTAGCATATCCATCACGAGAGCACTTGAAGGTTAAACCATCAGTAGCAAACTGAACAAAGTCACCATTAGAAAGACCATGAGCAGTAGCCCAAACCTCCATTACACCAGTAGTAGCATCATAATCGCAATATGATGGTTGATACTGATAAGTTGCTAATGAATCAAATGTATGTGTAGTAGTATTTGTAGCAGCAGTACCATTTAATGCATTAACAGTAAATGTAGTAGAAGATATGGCATCAACTGGAACATCCTTACCAGCAATAGGATCTGTAGAACGAGGATATGAATGAACACCACCACCATGAGTACAAGTGAAGTTTAATGAGTTATTTGAGAACTTAACTGTAGATGTAGCAATACTTAAACCAGAAGCAACAGCAGATACAAATGAATGAGCATCAGTGTTTGTAGAAGGAATTGTATCCAGTACAGTTACATCAAATGTATTAGTTGTTATGTTTGATACTTCTAACCATCTATCACTAGCATAGTCAGTACTACGTGGATAATCCTTTTGTGCAGCAGAACCAGAAGCACCACCAAACGCACAACTTAATTTAAGTGAACCATCAGCAAACTTAACCTGATCACCTGCTTTCAATCCATGTGCTACTACAGTAACTTTCATAACACCTGTAGTTGGGTTATAGTCAGCATCAGTTACAGTTGCAGTTGTAGGAGCAGTTAAAGTATGTGCTCCAACAGTTAACTCTAGTACACCTGTACTAGGAGTGTATGCTGCTGCACTAGGTACATATGAATTAGTTAATGGTTTTCCAATTGGACTGATTCCTAAGATATCGTTGTCTGTATATCCGTTACCTGGGTTGTTTAATATGACATTCTTAACACCACCATCAACAACCAATATATCACCAGTAGCACCAATACCTGTTCCAATCTTATTAAACAGAGGAACATTCGTATATGTACCATCTGCATATCCTGTACCAGCAGTCAACCCATCAGGAGTGTCTCTAACAGGACTTAGGTTAGTATTGACCTGTACAGTAATGGTAGTAGCAGTTTCTGCTGTAATTACCAAGGTTGCACCAAATGCTTCATCTGATGGTCTTGGATAAGCATGTGTACTAGCGTGATTATCAGCAGCACAAGTAAACTTAAGAGAACTATCAGCAATCTGAATACTATCACTAGTTGTATAGCTATGAGATCCAATAGTTAATTCTAATAGACCAGTAGCAGGAGTATATGCAGCATTTGTTACATTCTTCTGAGTGTTACTATCAGTAACCACAGTTACAGCATTGGATACTGTGCCACCAACATAAGTATGAGCAGCACTACCAGACATACCAGTATCTAAGGTCTTAATCTCATCACCAATCTGATCTAACTGGAAACTAGAAGTATATGATGAACGATCATAGTACATTACCAAAGCACTAGAACCTAATTTAGGTGCAGTAGAGAATGTTAGAACATCACTAGCAAAAGTATAGTTATTTGGATTCTGAACAATACCATCAATTATAACTAAGAACTGTGATTTAACAGATGTCTTCCCAATCTTGGTACTAACTGATACGTTATCTACTCTTGTGGAGAACTGAGTATTAACTCCATCAATACCCACTGTAAATCTATTAATAGCAGCAGTAGATCCAACATTAAGTGTAATCGTTGTAGATGTTACAGCAGCAATAGCAATCTGCTTATTTGCATAAGGATCAGTTGATCTTGGATACTTATGCTCTGTAGCATTATTATCCATCACACAAGTTAATGTTATTCCACCCTCAGCAATACTAACTGTATTAGAAGTAGTAAGACTATGTGATCCAATCTCCAATACTAAAAGTCCAGTAGAAGGAGTATATGTCGTTCCAGAAGCTGCTGTATAGGTAGTAGTACCATCGCTAATAGCATCTGCAACACCACTTACAAAAGTATGAGTACCTACACTAAGTGAAGATAGTACAACTGTACTACCTCCAAGAGAAGGTTTTAAGGATATTGTATTTGCATCAACAACATCAACGTAATATACACTTCCTGTTGTTAACCCACCAATGTCACCTTTAAAGGTAACAGTTTGATTCTCAACTAATCCATGTCCTGTTAATGTAATTCTATTATTGGCTAAATCAACTACACTAGAAGATGAACCATCAAAACTAATATCTCTAGTTGTAACATCATCAAGTTTGTATGAGATACAAGATAAGATCTTCTGAATATCCAATAACTGTCTGCCAAATATTTGAACCTCAGTAGGAACAGCTGCTGTATAATCTGGTTTACCAAGAGCAAAGTTCTTAATAGTTGCTAACTTACCAGTATTCTTAGCAGATGGTTTTGGTGTTACATATGTAAGACCATTAAAGGTTGAATTAAGAGTATTACTACCAGGAACCCACCAATCTGTTGAACTAGTAGTAAGAAGATTAACAGTAGGTTTAGCTCTATAAACTTTAGCAGCAGATTCTAATATAACTTGAGTACCAACAACTTTAAACCCTGCAGGGTGAGCAGCAAACTTAAGTGGGTTCTTCCAATCTTGAATATTAATAGGTGAAGAAATCTCATATGAAAATTCTTGGAACCTATTACTATCATATATCCTTTGTTCGTTAAGATCTAAGAAACCAGTAGTACGTTCCCAGTTAGATGAAGAAACACTAATTGGAGAAACTTCAAATACAGCATCTGCTCTATCAAATGCATGTATCTGACCAAATGATGAAGATTCTTCACCAAATACAGGTTCACCAACTTTAAACTCTCCTTCTACAACTTCTATACTAACAACACGTCCAGAAGGATCCCAATTCTTAACATATCCATATGCAGTATATGATGCTGTAGATGCACCTTGATAAACTCGTTCACCAACCAAGAAGGTTGCAGGTTTCATATATGCAGTAATAGTGTCTCCTAGATCTGTAGTAGATAATGTAAAGGTTGTTAATCCATTACCATCTCCCACTGGGGCAGAAGTAAATGTAATTGTTGTTGGACTGTTAGCAATTGCATTCGCTTCACTTGTTGCTAACTTAATCTGATTATTTGCTAATCCATTTGAACCATTAGCGGCAACGGCATAATATGTTGTATTAATTGCTAATGGACCTGGGAATGTACCAACTACCTCATTTAGAGTTACTGCAGTGCCTGTTGGGATCTTTGTATTGTATGGGAAGTTCAAAGTGCTATTAGACATCAATGCAACCCAATTATGAGTTACTTTTGCACTTACTGCTGGTGCAGATAAGAATCCTCTACCTCCACTCAAAACCTCTACAGATTGAATAACTTCGTTCTGAACAATTGCTTGTAATTGATAAAGTGAACCACTTCCACCAGTAAGAACAATTTCAGGTATTGAAACAAAGTTTGAACCACCATTAGTGACATCAAGGTAATCAATAACTTGAGTTCTTGTTAATTGTAAATTATAGGTTGTATTAAGCTCTGGTTTTAGAGTTCTATCATGACTATAGTTAAATGTTATATTATCTCCACCAATCTTCAATATCTTACCTAAATCAGAAGACTTAAGTAATACCGAAGCACCTTTTCCTGTTTTCTGTGTAATATTAACTACAGGAGCATTCTGGTATAATGTTCCTCCATTTTCAATAGTAATAGCAGAAACACCTTCATTTACTATACTTGAATTAAACTTAGCATTGATTCCACTACCACCACTAACATTAACCTCTGGAGATGATAGATAACCAGATCCAGTATTAGTAACTGTAATAGTATCAATAGATGCGTTTAACACACATGTTGTAACTGCAGGATCAGCATGTGTCAGTTTAGTAACTGTCACAGTAGCATCATGAGTACCATCAGTACCTCCCATAGATGCACCAGAAATAGTAATAACATCACCTAGTCCATATGTACTACCACCATCAGTAACAGTAACAGATTCAATGGTTCCTGCACCATTAACAACTACGGTAAACTTAACATTAGTTCCTCCAGTAGGAGCAACACTCTTTTGAGCAACATTAGTGTATGTCTGGGTTGTATAGTTTGTACTAGACTGTGTAGTAATGGATATCTCGTTTACTATGCCAAATGCAGGATCATCGAGAATAACATCTGGGGCAGATCTATAATTAGATCCAGCTGCAATAATATTAACAATTTCCAATTTACCTACGTTTGGACCTGAACTAGGAACACTACATGTTACAGCAGCATGAATTCCATCAACATTCGTAATTTTACCTTCAGCATCAGAGCTATAAACCTTACCTCTAGCATTATTAGATGCAAAGGTAGTCCACATGATATATCCTTTATTTGCAGCTCCAGATCTAGAATTTTGAAGAGGTTGAATTCTTAACGTAGAAGTTAAAGGATCCCAATTAATAACTTTACCTCTAGCAGTTTGATTACCTAAAACAAGCTCAGATATAACAACTTCGTCTTTAACGAAAGAACCACTCCCTAATACTTCAGTTAGAGTTAAATCTATAAAATCAGGTAATGTTACAACACCAGTAGGTAAAGATGCTGGATTATAACCAGATCCCATGTTATCAACAGTAACTCCAGACAAAGATCCAGAAATAGTTGCTAAAGCAGTTGCACCAGACCCAGATCTAGTAGATCCAGTTAATTTTGGAAGAGATTGATAATTCCTTCCAGAATCACCAATTTGGATAGTTCCAATACCGCCATCTGGGTATATTGAATTTGTGTTATATGTAATGCCAGTTGAATACCCACTTTCAGGTTCCTTTGAACAAATATAAGTGAAATTAAGATCTGTAATATCTTTTACAATATTTGTGCCCGATAAAGGCTCATTCATGATTGTAAGGTAACTACCAGCGATAGATCCCTGAATATCGAAATAATAGAAGATACCAGGAAGATCTGCCATCTTTATGGTAAGAGAAGTCTGCTGACCCGTTTGTGCATTGATTGTTTCGGCAATAACGTTCTTATAAGTGAAAATATCGGTATTTGCAGGATCTAACGTAAATGCAAGTGTTTTTCCAACATTACTTGCATCTGAAGTATCAAAGGTATAAGAATGCCCGTCAATTAGCTCTAATTTTGGTTCTTGGACATAAACGTCTGCAGAAGTGATTGTAGCAGCTGCTGTAGACCCATGATTGCGTTTTACAGTGAATCTACGAAGAGTTTCAGTTCTAATTACTTCATAATCAGTTTTATCGTATGCAGATGGAGAAACTCCTGAAATATTAACAATATCGCCTATTGCAACTTGATGTGCAAGATTTGTATGACATACTGCTTCTCTTTCAGTTTCGGTCAATGTAATACTAAAACTAGATCCTCCACCATTACCTAAGTTTTGATCAGTAGCAGAAATCGTATCACCAACATTATATGAAGTACCAAAGTCTGTAATTGTAACTGTAGTGATTGCACCACCAGAAATGACTATAGTTGCCTTTCCATCTCTACCACTATTATTAGTACTCAATGGAACATCATTATAAGTTCCATTTTGATATCCAGAACCACCAGTAATGGATGACCACCCACCTTGGACTAAATTACCGTCTGTACGGGTTCTTACGTAAGTCCAAGACATTGTACCGTCAGATGCTGTCCCTGTTAAGTGAGTAGGAGCATTTCCTGCATTAGAATCAGATGTACCAGCTATAGTTGCCTTATAAACTCTATTTGCAACATAAACAAGGTCATTCTTAGCATATGCAGTACTATTTGTCCAAGGACCAAGTAATTTCATACTTACTAGGTCAAAATACTCAAAATGGTACTTTGAACTAATGATTTTAGACTTAAGTGATCTTGTAGCAGAATTATCACTAATTGCAACAGTAATTTGATCCCCACCGACCAAATAATGCTTATTTGCAGTTGTTAAGGTTGCAGTAATAACATCATCTTCATCTACAGCATAATTGAGACTAGAAACAGTCGTACCTGAAACTGAAGACACAGTTGCACTAACACCATCCCCCTCAGAGGTACTATTATCAAATACTAGTCTATCATTGACCTTATATCCACTACCACCACCTTCTACAAGATATTCATCAATCCCTGCAGAAGAATATCTATTAGTAGATGTAACTGTTAGTGATTCTGCTGTTCCACCACGTATTACTGGATAATAACTGAAATATCCAATACCATCTTCAATATACTGAAGAACTTCTCCAGTTTCAAGTGTAATTAGAGTTGTAGTATCTTCTAGTGCTAATACGAAGTCAATTTTGTTATCAAGCTGTTTTCTCTTAGCAGTAATGTTGTCAGTTCCGATATATGGTGCTTTATACCTAGTTGCGTCTTCTGTAAAGTTTTTCTGAAGACCATTTCCGTCCCAGTTGACTTCATCCGCTTCTGAGTAGAAATTTGGTCCTATAAAGTACGGAAACTTAGGATTTCCACTAACACCATCAATTGTACAGAAATATGCATAAACTCCATCTGGGAATTCTGGAGTTACGCAGAATCTGCCGTTATATTGGTCTAAACCACCTAATCCTTCTACATATTCATAATCTTCAATAAAGGTGCCTAGAGGATCGCTCAAACCGCTTAGAAGAGCATCTCTAGTGGTCTTTAATCGATAACTTGTTCCTGGTTGCTTATATGAGTTATATGGGTTCTGGTTTTCAGGATCTTCATACCCATAAGGTCCATATATGGGGTGTCCATCATATGCCCAACCAATAATCGGTGAATGTTTAGTTGGAGTTAGCTCTTGGAAAGTATCACTAAGGTTATCTGCCAAATAATACCTAAGTTTCTTAGGATTGTATAAGTATCCATACTCTCCACCATATATTCCATTATTCTCACCTGACATAACGCCACCACCAGCAGCATCAGTGACTTTCCTTGCATTAAAGCTTGGTTGACCAACTTCTGTAGCAGTTGCCGATTCGTTATAGGTTAATTCTGTTAATTTAGTTGTAAATGAAGCACCAGTTCCAGGATATACAATACTAATGCTTGTATTACCTACGGTGTACCCAATTCCTTTATTTGTTACAACAATACCAGTAACAATGTTACTAGAAAGGTCTACTTGAGCATATGCAGTAGCACCAACGCCATCTCCAGTGATAACAACGTCTGGAGCACCATAATATCCACTACCACCAAATGTAACAATGATACTTTCAATCTTTCCGTTCAATATAGACGGATATGCAACAGCACCACTACCAGAAATCAATGTAATGATTGGTTCGTAAGTATATTGAGATCCAGGGCTAACAATACTAATATCTTTAAGAGGTCCACGTACAACAGCAGTTGCAGTTGCCCCTGCACCGTTACCACCAGTAATTGTAATGGTTGGTAGTCCAGCAGCTTGTGTATATCCACTACCAGAGCCAGTAACTGTGATTCCAGTAACTCTACCATCAGTTATCTGAGCAACAGCAGTTGCCTGTGTACTGCTAGATGCACCACCTCCACTAATAGAGACACTTGGTTCACTTGTATAACTTCCACCACCATTTGTGACGTTAATGGCAATAACTCTACCATCTACTTCTGCAGTTGCAGATGCAGCAGTGCCTAGGTATGTCCATTCAATAGTTCCAATAGTTACATCACCAGATGTATGTGTTGGGTATAATGAATTACTACTTTGCCCTGCATTTTTAGATTGATATCTCTTTCCAGCATTCTTAACAATTACTCCACTAGCATAAGTGGTTGCAAGCTTATAATCTGGTTCAAATTGAACTGTAGGTGGGTTTTGAATATCATATCCATCTCCACCACTATTTTTGGTGATTGACTTCAATCCACCAAACTTTTTAGTAACTCTTCCCTTATATGAGAATAAAGGAACACCATTTGAAGCAATACCAACCTGACCAATAGGAGTAGCAGTCTTTGTACTCTTGGTTGATGTTTTTGCTGGTATTCTCTTAAGATATCTCTGGTTTCCTGGATCTAGATCAGATGTGGCGAAAGGACCAATAGGATGCGATGGTATACCTGTACTAGCGACGATAACATCGGTTGATGACTTGTAAGTATTACTAACATCAGCAGTATACTTAGAAATTATATTATTAATAGAAGGATATACACTAGTACCATATGCAAACTCCCTAGCAATATAAAACTCCTTACCAGCTACTATTGGAGCAGCAGGAGAACTAGGAAGAATGAACTCAAAGATATATTCATCTACAATACCAACTACATCATGCTGGTTATTATAGATATCCTCTGCAGCATTGAGGATTCTAACCTTATCATCTCTTCTTAACTTATGCTTCTCTTTTGTAGTAACAGTTACCCTTGTATTACCATTAGCATCTGGTGTTCCTAGTGTTGCTGTAATGCCTCTGAGTGCCCTTCTAACGTTGTATAAGAAACTATCCCATATTGGGTCAAGACTATCGAAACCAGGTGCCAGAGGGGTTGTAACCTTACTCTGTGGAAGGTAGTACTTACCACCATCTGATAGAGTGACACCTCTAGTTCCACCATAGACCTTTAATTGAATTTCTGAGTTATCTACGTTAGAATATCCATAAATCTTGTATGCAGCAAAAACTTCTTGACCTGCATCGTGTGCTACGTTAGCAGTATTTTCTCTAGCACGAGTACAATTCAAAAATTGGTTAACTGTCTTATCCGCATATGTTATAAGTTCATCTTCTATCCTAATACGTCCATTTGTCTCTGGCCAACCTAACGTAGAATCAACAGTAACGGTTTTTGCATCTAAACTGTTACTTAAGTCAGCAGCAAGAACTGTTTTGTAAGGAGTTACAAAAGATCCAAGTGAATTATTCGTATCTACGTCAATTTCATAAATTGTACCAGTTTGAGTATAGACTTCAACAACACCTTTAACATATATGCGTGCAGCAGAGATATTTGGGTCGGTTGTATCAGCTTCTTGGTATAATACTTGTCCTACGAGAGCAGATGGGTCTCCTTTAACTGGAACACAACGAATTACTTCCCTAGAAGTGTAATATGCGTCTGATGGCTTGAAAATTCTGTCTCTTGGGTAAGAAACTTCCGAATCTACGCCAAAAATGGTTCTCAAGACGAATTGGAATGACCTTGTAGACCCTTTAGAGGAATAAAAGTCCTTAATTCGCTTAATTACAGTACTTTCAGTGATTCCAGAGTAAAAATTCTTCGGATATGTTGATAAAAGCAGTTCTTTGAACTGTCCCAACATGAAAAGTGGGAAAAGGTTGTTTAAATTGACAACTGTACTGCCAATAGCGTGTTCTGCAGGCTCTGTATTGGCAAAAACGTACTCACCGACCTGTCCAAGTGATTTTGTAGCGTCAAAACCTCTTGCACAACTGTTAAAGAGGGTTGCACCCTTGGATCGGTAGTAAATTATCTCATCATCTATTAAAATCAGTCCCTCATCGGGAAAATCACGAGTTGAAGTAACGTCAACAGTGGTAGAAGAGGAACTTACCGTTGAAATTGTTGTTGTTTCGGTAACTAAGTTGCCATAATTGTCAAGATTGTAATAATCAGCCCAATTATTGATTATATCAAAGCAATATCCTTTTAATTCTTGTGATTTATAGTATGCTCTAACAAATTCTATAAACGTAGGATAGCTCTCCTGTATAAAACTGGCAAATTGACCAGTAATACTATCAGATAGTTTAGATCTAGATTCAGGACTAACCTCAGAAGGTACAGGTGGTGCCGATACCGTTGTGGTCGGAGTAGTCCACGACCCGACTTTCCAGGATGAATTCGATTGAGCCATGCGTTTTTTTAATTATAGCTGGACTCTGGTACAACTCCCGTACCAGATAGGTTTGAACCGCTACTGATAGTGTCTTC